CGCATCGAAGCGTTTGGTGGCCCAGCCGACGATGCCTCCGCCGCACGCCGTGATGATGCTGACGATGATGGTGAGCCATGCCGGCGAGCTCATGCCACTCCCCTGTGTCCGCATCCGGCTTGGTTGGATCCTCTTCCTTGACGCTGCTGGAAAGCCATGAAAATCATTCGTTCCATGCCGGGATCTCGCCGTCAATCTTTGGCCCCGAAAGCGTGTTGACCCATTCACGGATTTTGTGCGCGGCTACATTCATGCCTTTTGCATTAGGGTGTACTTTGTCATGCATGTATCCATTTTTCTCGCCGTCCGACATCCAGTCGAACCAGTCGCGCGCGACATTGAACCCCTCGCTCTCGAACAGCGTGTACGCCTGACTGATGACGCTGCTGAACGAGGCCAGCTGACCCTTGGAATATTGGGTCTGTGGCGCGACCTCGAGGATGTAGATCAGCTGCGCTCCTGGCCATGTGGATTTAATCATGGTGGCAGTCTTCGTCATGGCAGTTATCTGAGCATCCAGATCTGATTTGATGTAGTCTTGATCATTCCACAGCCCGACGAGGAAAACTCGGCGGACTGTCTTACCCTGCGTCTTGCCGATTGCGGTCGTGACCTGATCGGAGAATGCTTTTTTTTGCTTCGAAAGGTTCTGGAATCCGGCGCCGGTGACTGCGACATTGACGCTGCCGACGCCGTCGGCGTTTGCGATCAGAGTCGTCCAGTTTTTGTCCGCCGGTGCCGTATCCCAAATCGCGGTAGTTGAATCGCCGATGAAGACATCGACGGTTTCGGTCTGGGCAGGCGGCGTGGGCGTGGACCCAGCCATGAGGCCCGCCGCGCGCAAGGCATTAAGCAGGGAGTTGAAGTCTCCGGCAGTCGGCGCTGCCGTCAGGTCGGCGATTGCCGCGGCAGGGGTTACCGTACCCGCTTCTCCCTTTTCTCCCTTCGGCCCCTGGATGCCTCGCGGACCTTGAATGCCTTGAGGACCAGCAGGACCAATATCGCCCCTATCTCCCTTCGGCCCCTTGATACTGCCGGTTTTTTGCCAAAAACGTCTATTATCGTCTTGCATGCAAGAGTAGACGTCGCCTGACTCCACGTCGTAGTAGAGCGATCCGACAGGCTTAGACCCTGACGGTGCGCCATTGCCAAATGTCCAGCCAAGCCCGGCATTGCCGGCTTTGCCTATGGTGGCGTTGAGGCTCGCGGTGATGGCGCGTGCGAGGCCGTCGACGCGGACGATTTTCTTGGTGTCTACTGTCATTTTGTGCCTTTCTTAGTTGATGTTGGTTCCGGCGGCGACGAACTGTCTGATCCAGTCGATGTCCTCGTCGGTGAGTTCGGTGAGCGGGCTGGTCTGGCCGAGCGGCGTGAAACTGCCGCCGTCAACGTAGCTCAGGTCGCTGTAGTTGGCGGTGTCGGTGCCGGCGGGGAGCTCGAAGTAGCGAATGCGCTGGACGGTGTCGCCGATCATCTCGGCCACCTTCCAGACCCATCTGCCGTCGGTGTTCTCGAGTTTCACGGTGGCCTTGCCCTGCTTGTCGAGGTCGATTTTGAACGGCTTCGGCAGGATCAGGTCACTGCCGGCGAAGTGGTGGCGTTCCGGCTGGAAGATCAGCGAGCCGGCGGCGGGGTCGGTGGTGCCGTCGCTTTTGGGAAGGCGGATGCTGATGTTGATTGTGGTCGTGGCCATTTCGTTCCTTTCTCTAGGCCGTGTACCAGGTGGTGTGCAGGTAGATCGGATTGTTGGATCCGTCGTTGCCTTGCTCGCATCGGATGGTGCCGTCCGTGCCGATGGCCCACCACTGTGATGAGAAGTAGTGGTTGGGCGTCTTGGTCTGGCGGTCTGGCCGGTAGCCTGCTGGGATGGTCGCGCAGACATATCCGGTCTGGAAGCCTCCAGTGCGTGAGATGGAGCCGTCGAGTGTGACCATGCCTCCGTCTTTGCGGATGGCAAGTGGCGGATTGTGTTGTTTCCAGCTGCTGTCGGTCGGTTGGAGCGTGGTCCATCTGCTTGCGCCGGTGGCGGGCGGGAGCAGGTGCGTGGCGATGGCGAGCGCTCCTTGGATGGTGATGAGGCATCGGTCTCCTGGGTTTGCGGTGATGGTTTCCGGTGTGGCTTGGATGTTGGTGAGTGTGGTGCCGTCGATGGTGATGTCGACGGTGGTGTTGTGGGTTTGGGTGATGGTGGCGATGCGGGTGGTGGTGTTTTGTGTGGTTGGTTGGTTGGTGATTTGCAGGCCGAGTTGTCGGCCGAGTTGTCGTGCGATGGTGGTGTCGGTGTTCATGAGGCTTCTCGGAGTTCGGTTTGGGTGGGGAGTCCTGGTTTGAGGGTGATGGTTTGTGTTCTGATGGCGTAGGTGCCGTTGATGTGTTGTGTTGGGAGGTTGAGTGTGATGGTGTCGCCGATGGTGATGGGTGCGATGATGTGTGTGCCGGTGACGCGGTGGATGGCGTGTTGGTTGGTGGCGAGGAGTTCTGCGGCTTTTTGGTCGGCCATTTGTTGGAGTTGTTGGTCGGTTTGGTTTTCGGGGATGTCGTCGTATCGGTATTTTTTGCTGATGACGCGGCCGCGGTTGGGGATGCTGGTCGGGCTGTTTGGGTCGGTGTCTTTGGCGGTGCCGATGATTTCTTTTTCCTGGCTGGTGTAGATGGTGATGATCTGGTTGGCGGTGTCGAAGGTTTCGCGTTCGTCGGTGGTTTGTTTGGTCCATCGGCAGGTTGGTCCTTCGGTGAATGTCCAGGATGGTTTGCGTCGGCTTGGGTCGGTGTATGGCTGGAGGATGACGTGGCCGTATGGGTCGGTGCGGCAGGTGGTCCAGCCGGCGATGGTGAGCAGGTCGTTGGCGATGGCGAGTTTGTTGTCGGTCTGGTCGTCGGTGAGCCCGTAGGTGAGGGTGGTGCCGGTGCGGTAGTCGCTGTTGGGGTGTGGGAGGACGGTGAGGCCGTTGCCTGTGATGATTTTCTCGGCTTCGGCGACGGGGTCGCTTCCGGCGGGGATGCTGATCGGGGTGGCGTATTGGTCGTCGGCGAGTTCGCGGAGGCGGCCGTAGAGGGTGAGCGGGATGGTGGTGGCCGGTCCGTTGGTTTGGCGTTTGTCGGCAGACCAGAGGTAGGTGCCGAGTGGGATGCTTTCGCTGGTCTGGTCGGCGTAGGTGATGTCTGCCCAGATGCGGAGCAGGTCGGTGCCGAACAGGCTGGAGCCTTCGAGGTCGAGGGTTGCCTGTTCGGTGACCGTGGTGTCCTGGTTGCGTTCGATGCTGCCGCCTTGGACGATGCCATGGACGATGCCTGTTTCGTTGCCTGTGTTTCGGTCGACGCGCATGACGCGGATTTCCGTGTCGAATCGCATGGCGTGGTGGCGCTGGTCCATGGCTTGCCCCTTAGTTGTTCGGTTCCTCCCAGAGGATTTCGGTCATGTCGATGTCGAGGGTGGCCGTTGGTCCTTTGGCTTTGATGTGTGTGCTGATTTCGGCTTTGACGAAGGCTCTGGTGCCGTCGATGTTTCGCCACCATGCGTAGGTGTTGGCGCGGGCGAGGCGTCGGATGCGCTGGTAGAGCTGGCCGTCGAGGTAGTCGAGGGTTGTGCTGGCGGTGATCTGGTTGTCGAGCCGGCGGCTGGAGTAGCTGGCCGGCAGGTCGGTGTCGCTGCCGAGTTCGAAGTGGTATTCCTCGGTGTCGTGCGACTGTTTCTCACCGATGTCGAAGCCTCCGCCGATGGGGATGGCTTCGCCCGCGTCGCTGCCGAAGTTGAGCATGCACATGTCCGTGGTGACGGTGGTGGTGACGATGGTTTCGCTGACCGCTCCGCTGGCGGCGTGGGCCGTGATGCGGTAGCCGATCTTCCGGTTGAGTGGCGGGAGTCGGTCGATGGTCTGCCGTCCGTCTGCGAGGCGTGACGAGAGTGTCAGTTCGTCGCCGTCGAGGAGGCGGGTCACGGCCATCCATTCGGTCTTCGGCTGGCCGTCTTTCGGGGTGCCGGCGATGGCGGTGACCATGATGCTGAGGTTGCTTCCGTCGATGTCGATGTTGGCGGTCGGTGCGGCTGGTGGCGTGTAGGAGACCGTCGCTCCTCGGCTGGCGGTGGTGGTGAGGGTGCTGCCGCCTTGGACGGTGACGTCGATGATGAGTTCGGCGCCGTTTTCGGGCAGGTATTTCGACTGGTCGACGGTCAGGCTTCTGGCGCTGCCGCTGAGGTCGGTTTGGTAGACGATGGCTCCGGCCTTGCGGATGCGGACGCTCTGGTGGGCGACTCCGGTGGTGTCGGCGACCGACCATGCGATGTCGAATGGGCTGGCGGTGATGGTGGTGGGGCCGGTGACGGTGACGTTTGGCGGTGTCGCCGTGCGGATGGATGTTGGCTGGCTCCATTCGCCCCAGTCGGCGTGCAGGCCTTTGGTGCGGACTCGGATCTGCCATCGGCCGTTTGTGCCGGTATGGAGCCTGTAGGTGGTGGCTGCGGCGACGGATGCCGTCGTGACGGTGCCGTCCGGATTGGTGAGTTCGATCTGGGCGGCGGTCTGGCTGGATCCGTCCGGATGGTTCGGCGTCCATCCGATGTCGAGCGTGAGCGGCGTGGCGAGGGTCGCGCCCTGCGCTGGAGCGGTGATGGTTGGAGCGTCCGGCGGGCAGATGGTGGTGATCTGGTTGGATTGCGTCCACTCTCCGGTGAGAATGCCTTTGGCCGCGTCGTCGCCATAGATTGGGCGGCGTGCCCGTGCGCGGTATTCGACGATTCCTGCCGGAGTGTCGCCGTCGAGGACCTGCGCGGGTTTGCCGGCGTAGGCGCCGGTGGTGAGGTCCTGCCAGTCGCCTCCGGCGAGCCGGCGTTGGACGTCGAAGCCGTTGGCGTAGCCGCCGGACAGGTCGATGAGGATCTGCGCGGACTTGGCTCCGGTCTTGACGGCTTCGACCTTGGCTGGTGCGCGTGGCGTGGTGTAGATGACCGGCGAGTCGACGTGCGTGGAGTCGCCGGCCTGGTTTCGCGCGTAGACGGCGAACTGGTAGCGGCCGTTCGCTCGCAGGTTGGTCGCGTCGAAATTGGTTCTGTCCCAGTTGAGGACGCCGGTGCCGGAGCCGCCTTGCTGGTCGCTCCATGTGTTCCAGTTGCCGCCATCGAGCGCGATGCGCTGGGCGATGAGGACCTGTTTCCATGGTTTGAGCGCGTTGTTGTCCCAGTTGCCTTGCCAGGTGATGGACGCCTTGTTGTCGCTCACACGTTTGAAAGACACGTTTTTCGGCGGGTTCGGGCGGTGGTAGTTGATGCCGCCGGTGTACACGCCGCAGCTGGAGTTGCTGGTGCCGGAGTTGGGGCCGTTCCAGTAGATGCTTCCGCTGCAGGTGATGTTGCGCGCCGATTCCGCTTTGGCGACCGTCAGGTCTGCGGCGAGGATGCACACCTCGCTGTTGACGCCGAGGTTTTTGTTGCCGGAGTTCGGGGTGTGCGCGACCTGCTGTCCGTTGATCCACGCCGTGGCCGCGACCCAGCCGTAGTAGTTCCATCCGTTGAGCGACTGCCACCATACCTCGACGTGGATGGTGTCGGTGGTGTCGGTGTAGCCGGTGACCCACGCCTTGACGTGCGTGCGCCAGTTTCCGCAGATGTTGCCGTATCCGTCGGCCATTGTTCATCAGCTCCTTGCGGTGACGGTCGCGCCGCAGGCGGAGACGAGTTCGGCGAGGAGCCGTTGGAGTCGTTCGTTGCCTTCGATGGCGCGGTTGTTGAGTGTGATGTTGTAGGTCGTCGCCGTCGGTGCGGCAGGTATCACCGCGGGCCGTGCGGAGAAACGCATGTCGCTGGCGGTGATGGATGTCGTGGCCTTGCGCAGGCTGTCCTTGAGCGCGTCGGTCGAGATTGTCGGCAGCGGGATGGTTTGCGGGATGGCGGCGGAGACCATGGCGTCGGCGGCGTTCTTGAACGCCGGAGCGCTTCGTTCGACGCCGATGGCGGCGCCTCTGCCGATCATCACGCCGACCTGGTCGCGGAAGACTCGGGATGGCGAGTGGATGCCGAGTTTGCTTTTGACCCAGTCAAGCGCGTTCTTCGCGGCGTTGACCGCCGCGTTGACGAGCTCGCCGGCGGCGGACGCGACGCCGCCGGCGATGCCTCTGATGATGTTCATGCCGACGCCGCCCCAATTGACGCCGGTGAACGCGTTTTTGATGCTCGAGATGATCGCCGGGATCCTGCCGACCAATTGCGGGATGGCGGACACGAAGCCGGATGCGAGTGCGACGAGCATCTGCACGCCTGTGGAGAGGATCTGCGGCAGATGGCTGGCGATTGTGTTGACGATGCCGGCGATGATCTGCGGCACGTAGGCGACGAGCTGCGGAAGCGCCTGCGCGAGTCCTGTCACGAGGGTGGTGAGCATCTGCATGCCGGTGGAGAGGATGTTCGGCAGGTTGGCGCACAGTCCGTTGATGATGGTCGAGATGATCTGCGGCACGTAGGCGACGAGCTGCGGCATCGCGGCGACGAGGCCGTTGACCAGGTTCATGACCATCTGCACGCCCTGCTCCATGAGCTGCGGGAGCCCGGTGGCGAGCGCGGTGATGATGGCCGTGATGATCTGCGGGATGGCTGCGGCGAGCGTCGGCAGGCTTGCGACGATGCCTTGCAGGAGTCCGTCGAGCAGTGTCAGGCCGGCGCTCATGAGTTGCGGTGCGGCGGCGATGAGGCTGGTCACGAGGGTGGTCACGAGGGTGACGGCCATCGGCATGAGCACGGGCAGGTGGGAGGCCAGGCTGGTGACGATGGTGTCGATGAGCAGCGTGCCGACCGAGACGAGCGACGGCAGCGCGGACGTGATGCCCTGGAGCACCATTTCGACGATGTAGGTGCCCGAGGAGATGAACTGCGGCAGGCTGGACTGGATCCACGTCTCGGCCTTGGAGAGGATGTCGGGCAGTGATGCGAACGCGGAGTCGATGACCCGTGACAGTTGTCCGCCCATCTGGCTGTTGATCATTCCGATGCCGGCGACGAGTGCGGCGGCGAGCGCTCCGATGCCGAGGAATTTGATGAAGTGTCCCGGTGCGAAGAATCTGGTGACGAGGTTGCCGATGGTGTCGAGGCCGGATTGGAGTTTGCTTCCTGCGGAGCCGATGGCGTTTTGCAGTGGTCCGCCGATGGCGTCGCCGAGTCCGCCGAAGATGTTGCCGAACGCGGTTTTGAATGGTGCGGCGAGGCTGGAGATTTTGCCGGTGATGGCGCTGGTTTTGCCGCTGATTTTGGAGAGCGCGCTGGCGAAGGGGTCGCCGTCGAGGGTCATGGCTTCGCGGATGGTTTTGTTGAACAGTGGTTTTGTTTTGTCGCCTATGGCGGTGATGGCGCTGCCGAGTGGTGAGGTGTTGATTTTTCCGGCGGCGGTTGCGAGGCCTTTGGTGATGGCGTCGCCGATTTGTCCGGTTTTGGTTTTGATGCCGGTGGCTGTGGCGGTGAGGCCGGTGTATAGGCCGCTGTTCTCCCATTTGAAGGCGAGGTTTGCCATGCCTGGCGTGAGTTTCGTGCGGATGGTGTTGAATATGCCGTCGGTGGCGGATGTGAGTTGGCTGCCGCCTTGTCTGATGCGGTTGATGGCGTTGGCGAAGGGGTCGCCGTCGATGGCCATGGCGTCGCGCAGGCTTGGGTTGAGGTAGCCTTTGGCGTTGGCGATTTGGGTTTTGATGGCGTCGAAGGCTCCGCCGATGCCGCTGCCTCCTTTTTTGAGGTTGGCGATGAGGTCGGCGATGCCTTTGTCTCCGGATTTGCCGAGTTGGTCGAGGACTGAGACGATTTTGTCCGCGTTGCCTCCGACCGTGGCGAGGGTGGCGAAGCCGCCGGCGAGGGTGGCGGCCTGCGCGGCGAGGTCGGCGATGCTGGTTTTGCCGCTGGCGATGCTGTTGCCGAGGTCCTCGATCTTCTGCGCGGCGATGGATGCGGCGGTGTCGAGGCGGCCGGCGAACTGGTCGGCGAGTTTTCCGGTGGCGCTGGTGGTCTGGTCGATGATGGGGATGAGCTTGCCGCCTACTTTGGTGGCGGCGTTGAGGAGTGGGGTTTCGAACTGCGCGCCGAGTCGTCCGATGGCGGCTTTGACGTTGCCGACCATGCCGTCGAAGCTTTCGCCTGCGTTCTTGGCGGCGCCGCCGATGTGTTCCTTCATGGCGGCCTCGAAGTCGGCGAAGCTGACTTTGCCGTCGGAGACCATGTCGCTGGCCGCTTCGGTGGTGGTGTGGAAATGATCGGCCAGATACTGCAGGACGGGGATGCCGGATCCCATGAGCTGGAGCATGTCGTCGCCCTGCAGTTTGCCTTTCGCGGCGACCTGGGAGAAGATCAGGCCCATGTCCTGGAAGCTGCGGCCGCTGATCTGGGCGGCGTCGCCGACCGTGGTCAGCACTCCCTCGAGGTCGCCGCCCTGCTTGATGCCGGATGCGACGAGCGTGGCGGCGACGCTTGCGGCGTCGCCGAGTCCGAAGGCCGTACCTTTGACGGAGGCGAGCGCGTTGCCCATGATCTTGTCGACGCTGGCGGTGTCGTATTTGAGGGCTTTGAGCTTGGTTTGGGCGCGTTCGATGTTGAGTGCGCGGTCGAAGCCGCCTTTCGCGGTCAGGCCGGCGATGCCGGATGCGATGCCGGCGATGGTGCCGACTCCGACTTTGCCGATTTTGCCGAACGCGCCGCCGATGGTGGAGATGATGCTTTTGCCGCTTTTTTGGGTGCCGCTGGCGGTGCCGTTGCTGATGGAGCCTTCGATGGCTTTGCCGAGGCCTTTGGTGCTTGGGCTGATGATGATGTAGCCGGTGCCGAGTTCCTGCGCCATCGTTGGCTCCTTCGCTTTTCGGTTATTACTCGTTCATGTAGCCTTCCGGCAGGCCGAGGCGGCGGTTGAGCAGTGCGCGCCGCCTGTGGTCGTGCCGGTGTTTGGGCGGTGTCGGCTCCGAGAGGAGCGTGTCCGGTTTCGCCCAGTCGGGCGTGAGGTTGAGTTTCGACTGGCCCTGGTTGATGGATTGGACGAGTTTGTCGGTGTCGTCCGGGACGTATGCCCATCCGGCGAGCGCGGCGAAGCTGTGGCTTCGCCGGTTTTTGAGGATTTCCCTGCACATCGGCCATGCGATGTTGAGGGGTGTGGTCTTCGGGTCGAGTGGCTGGTGCCAGACTTGCATCCAGTCGTATTGCAGGGCCGCCCGGTGGTCCTGCCAGAGGGTGATGAGGATCAGGCTTTTGGGTCGGTCTTGCCTGCCTGCGCCCATGCGTCGATGATGCGGCCGATGTCGGCGATCTTGTCGCCGCTCTTGGTGTCGAGTTCGCGTTCGATGAGCGGGTATTCGCGGACGAGGTAGGTGAGGATGGTGGCCATGAAGTTGATTTTTTCCTCTTGGGTGAGGTTCTTCCATCCTCGGCTGACGGCGGTGAGGCCGACGATGATGACGCTGGTCGGCAGGTTCGCGCTGTCGTCGAGGCGTGGGAGGTCCATTTTCACGTCGCCGTATTGGATGTGGACGGGGCGCGCCTCTTCGGGGTCGGCGATGGCTGTGGGTGCGATGGTCTGGATGTTGTCGGTCATTGTTCGCCTTTCTGCGATGCAGCGGCTGCTTTGTGGGCGGGTGGGCCCAGCCGTCGGCAGCGGGCGCGGGAACGGCGGCGGGGCGTGGGTTGAGTGGTGAGGGTCAGACGTCCATGGGGAAGCCGTAGAGCTTCATGAAGTACGGCGCGTTTTCGGCGTCCTTGTAGGTGCGCAGGGTCATGCCGAAGTTCATCAGGTCGCTGACCTTCCATTCGATGTCCTCGCGTTCGTTGACCTTGCATTTCGGCGCGTGCAGGAGTAGGAGATGGTCGGATTGGGTGACGCCTGCGACGACGTACTGCGCGGTCTTGTTGCATTCCACATGGTCGATGGTCAGGCTGCCGTCCGCGCCGACGGATGCGTCGAAGTACGTTTCGACGACTTCCTTCTTCGATTCGAGGCCGGCGAAGGCGATGGTCCAGTATCCGCCGGAACTCCAGGAGAGCACGTTGTCTCCGTTGTGGGCGGTGAAGTCGTTGGTGTCGCCGTCCTCCGGGTGGATGGTGATGCCATCTTCGGAGAAGTAGCCGAACGGCTTCTTTCCGGATACGGGACGCCAGTCCTTGCCGAAGGTGCCGATGTTCTCTCCGACGTCGAAGCGGTAGATCGCCGCCTCTTTGATGAGGTTGACGTAGTTCTTGTTGTTGCCTTCGGACGCGAAGCTCAGGCCGGCGGCGCCGGCGGCGAGCAGCTGCGCCTCGAGGGCGGCGGTGTCGTTTGCCATTGGTGTGGCTCCTTTGTTTGTGGTGTTGGTCATGCGGCTTCGACGGTGAGCAGGATGACGGTGTAGGCGAAGTCCTGCCGCAGGTCGTCGTCGTGTGTCTGGAGTGGTCCGGATTCGACGCTGGCGTCGATGAGGGGCCGCTTGCGCCGGTTGTCGAGCAGCCATCGGCAGATGGTCTCGCTGAGCGCCAGGGCTTTGGGCCAGTCGCATGTCCTGCCGTCGCCTTGTGGCGCGTACACGCTGGCGCGCAGGCGCATGTACTGGCTGACCGCCGTCGGATAGGCGGCGCGGTCGAGCGCGAGGCGCACGCGCGGCATGGTCGACGAGGCGGGCATGTCCCAGCCGATGGCCGCTTCGGGGATGGCCTGCGCGAGTCCGTCGAGGATGAGGCCGCTTGGATCCCTGCCGATCGTGTTCATACGCTCACCTGGCCGAGGATGCGGGTGAGCGTGCCGTGTTTGGCTTCGAGCGCGACCGGCGCCGTGGCTACGACGTTGCCGTGGCTGGCGTCGTCGTTGCGGTACACGGTGATGCGCGGGTCTCCGGCTGCGGCGCGTTCGACCTGGGCCTGCACGTTGTCGAGCAGGGCCTTGTTGTGCAGGAGCTGCCGTTCGACGTTCTTGCGGTTGAGGACGAATCTGATGTTGCTCATTGGTCCTCTCCTTCCTCGGCGTGGATCTTCACGCCGATGCCGGTGTCGCCGCGCTGCCAGACCTCGGGTGTCCGGGTGACGCGCATGGTCCGGCCCCGGACGATGAGCAGGTCGCCGGCGAGGATCCCGAACGGCAGGCCTCCGCGGTGGTAGAGGTTGCAGCCGTGCGTGATGGTGCGTCGTCCGGCGGTGTCGGTGCGGTCGTATGCGCATGGCTCCACGAGCGCCTGGATGGCGCCGACTGTGGACGGCGCGCCGGTGGTGCGGCGTCCGTCGGTGGTTGTTTCGTCGGCTCGGGCGACGGTGATGGTTTCGGTCGGTGGCGTTCTCATGCGCCTCCCGTCATGGCGATGGTGAACATGCGGCCGCTTCCGGCGGCGGAGAGGTCGGCGAGTTCGCTGGATGTGAGGTACAGGTCTGCGCTTGGGTTGCTGTACGACCAGCTGTCGGCGAAGGGGCCGGTGGTCTGCGATCCCTGGCTGAGCCCTTCGGGGTTCGTCTCTTCGGCGACCATGGCGCGTTTGACCATGTTGCAGCAGATGTCCTTGCAGATGCCGGGCTCGGCCTCCTCCGCCTGCGCCCATGAGGGGCATTGCAGGCGGATCTTGCGGCTTGCGGCGGCGAGGAGGCGTTCGGCCTTGGTTTTGTCCGTGTCGTCGAGTGTCCGCCAGATCTCCTCGAGGTCGGCGGAGGTGGCGAAGGGGCCGGCCATGGTCATGCCTCTGTAACGTGTTGCTCGCCGGTGTCGATGTCGCGGGTGACGGTCACGCGCGTGCCGTCCGGCCGGATGGCGTCGAATCGTTCGCTGCGGTGTCCGGCGGGAGGGAACGGGGCGGGCTCCTCCGGCTGCGGGTCCGGAGTGGTGGCGGGCTCCTCCGGCTGCGCCGGGGTGTCCCCGCCGATTTCCTCGGCCGGTTCCTGCGGGGTGAGGTCGAGCTTCCTGTCAGCCATTGACGACTCCCTTCAGTCGTGCTGCGGCCTTGCCGGAGAACACGCCGAGTCCGCAGTAGAACTCGATGCGGGTGCGGTAGGCGGGCTTTTCCTGCAGCTGGCCGAGGTCCTCGACCTGTACGCCGCCGTTGGTCAGGCCGGTGACGCCCTGATCACCCTCGCTCGAACCGAACTTGACGGCGTAGATGCTGGTGGTGGTGGAATTGGTGCCCTGAGTCTCGTCGTTGTCGAGGATCTCCTTGCCGGCGGTGGTCTGTCCGGCCTCGAGCAGCGGGATGCCGTTCCACTGCATGGCGCGCTTGCCTACGATGTCCTGCTGGAGGGTGGTGTCGTAGGAGATGTGGCGCATGGCGCTGCCGATCTTGCGGATGATGGCGGCGGAGGCGTAGATGGCGCCGTTGGTGGGGTTGATGCCGGGGACTGCGCCGAGCAGTTCGTCAAGCTTGTCGAAGAACTTGTGGATGTCGGCGTTGGAGTCGCCGAGAATCGGCATGCCGTTGGTGGCGGCGTCGATGACCTGCTTGCCGGTGAGGCGCTTCTTGAGGCCGTCGAAGCTCTTGGTGTCGACGTCCGTGTCGCCGTTGAAGAAGGTTTCCTGGTACTTGTAGCTGATCGCCTTGACCTTGAGCGTGGTCTGTTCGGCGCGCTGGTCGTTGACGTTGCTGCGGGTCTGCTGGATGAACCTGTCGACGTCCGCGTCGCCGCCGAGGATGACGAGCTTCTCGCTCTTCTGGTTGAAGGTGCCGGTGGACTCGGTGTAGGACTCGTTGACGCCTCGGAATGCGACGCCCGGAAGGGTGGCTTCCTCGTTGTAGGCGTAGGCGTTTCCGTCGATGTTCATGAGGGGGATGCGGTCGAGGATCGGGCTGACCTGCGTGAAGGTCTCGAGGACGCCCTTGGCGAGGGTGTCGGTGGAGAGCTTCGCGGCCTCGGTGAGGTTGAGTGCCATGGTTGTGTTCCTTTCTGATGGTTATTTGGCCGCGTAGGCTTGCGAGAGGAGCTGCAGCGGCGTCATGCTGCCAGTGGTTGCGGTGGCTGTTTTGCTGGCTGGTGGGGTGGGCAGTCCGAGGTTTGGCTTGAGGCTGTCCTTGAGCGCCTTCGCGTTTGCTTTGAGTTCGTCTCCGTCGCCTTTGAGCCGGTCGATGACGTCGCGGTCGAGGCCGGTGTCCTTGGCGATCTGGCCGATGAGGGTTTCGCGTTCGGCGGTGGCCTTGAGCGCGGCGATCTCATTCGTCAGCGATTCGATCTTCTTGTCGGCCGCTTCGAGCTTCGCTGCGTTGTCGCATTCTCCGGCGTCGTATTTGGCGGCTTTGGCCTTGTATTCGTCGTATCCGGCGTATCTGGCTTCGAGTTTCGCTTTTTCCTCTTCGACGCGGGCGGCGAGCGCGTGGCTGAACTCCTTGGCGTTGTCGGTCGTGGTGTTCTTCGCGTTGTCGCCTTCGCCGTGGGTGTTCTGGCCTGCGGGTGGTTCGCCTTCGCCTCCTTGCGGTTCTCCGCCTTCGATGAGGAGGAGGTGGCGCATGAGGTTGCGGCGGCGGCGGAGGATGAAGTGCATTGGTGCTCCTTTGGTTTTTGCGCACGGTTAGCGACGCGGCGTGCGGGGTCCGCGGTGAGTGGCTGGCGCAGGATTCGGACCTGCGTGGCGCGTGTGGCGCGGCCGATTTACAGTCGGCTCCGTTCGGCCTCTTCGGTAGCCAGCCTTGGCTGTGTTATGATTGATGCTGATAAAGGTCTCATTGACACCATTTGGTGACATTGAGGCCTTTATCGTGCTCTGGCGAGTTTTCCGTCGTGGCGGATGATGTAGACTTTTCCTCCGCGGAAGGCCAGGCATCTTCTGATGCAGGCGATGAGGTCTTCATCTGACATTCCGTCGTTTTCGCTGTTGTCCATGACGACCGTTTTGGCGTCCGGTTTCTTCGATGTCGATTTCAGATGAGAGTTGATGGTGTTTGTCGATGATGTGTTTTTCAGCGTCTTGATCTCGATGCCGTTTTCGAGGTCCGCATATCCTATGTCGTGCGTGCCTTTGCCGTTTTCGTTGGGGACCTTCTTGACGTCGATCTTGAAGGTTGCCTTTACTCCGTTGTCGGCGAGGCGCTGCGCCGTTCGTATTTCGTGCGGGCGGATGTCTGATATTTTCCTCTGGAGTTCCGGAGGGTTGTAACCGACCGCTGGCGGTGTGCCGGTGTTGAGCCATGTGCGGTCGCGCCATCGCATTTCGGCGAGTTCGAGGTCGCGTTTCCATTTCTTGTATTCGGGGGCTTTGGCCTTCTCCTTGTCGGAGAGGGTCGAGAGGTAGTCCTTGTACTGGTCCTGAGTAGTGAGGTTGGATATGGTGTCGGCGCATGACTTGTATTGCCTGTAGAGCGCGTCCGGATCATAGCCGGCGATGTGCCGCTCTCCCCATGACGGGACGACGTTGCAGTCGCATCGGCCGTTGTGGAAGCCGCCGCCGAGGCTGGCGGTCTCGCGTGTCAGGTATACGAAGCCGCGGGATGCGAGCATGACGCAGAACTCGCACGTCTCCCCCACCGGCACCCTGGCCCATCGCGGTTTCGATGGGTCGGATCCGATTTGGTCGAGCATGCCGATGCGGCTGCTTGTGGAGACGACGTGCCGCAGGTACGTCTTCCATTGGTCGAGGTCCGCGTGTTTCGGCCAGAGGTCGTCGATGCGCAGGCCGTATTTGTTGTGGACCTGACCGTTGGCGTCGGGGATGACGTCTTCGTATCTGAGTCCCGGGTAGTCGGTGTTGTTGGAGCCTCCGGCGAGTTTCCAGACCGCGCGGCCGGCGTCCGGGAGTGGCTGGCGGTCGAAGTCCGGCAGGTCATTGCCGAGGTAGTTCGACCATTCGCTTCGGATCTGCTCGAAGTAGTCGGCGGCGGCCTGCGCGGCCTTGTCGTTGTAGCTTTCCACTTCTTTGCAGGCGGCTTCCCGTCGGCTTTCGTCGTCCGGATACCAGTGCTCGTCTCCCCATATCGAATCCAGGCTCCATCCTGATTCGAGTTTGAGGCGTTCGAGTCGTTGCAGGTAGGCGTCATGCAGTTGGTCGAGCCGTTTGTCCAGGGCTTCCTGCGTCTTCGGCAGCTGGCTGTCCGTTTGCATTGTCGGCTCCTTGCTGCTGGGTGGCTATGGTCTGGTCGATGCGGTCGAGCGCCTGCTGTGCTCGTTTGGCGCGTTGCTCGCGCCGGAGGGTCTGGCGTTGCCGGTCGCTCAGGTCGAGCATGTCGTAGGTGACGTCGCTGTCGGCCGGGAGGATGTTGGCGCCGACGAGCTTCACGGCCGCATCCGCGGCGGCGGCGCGGCTTGGCGTTGCCGGGTTGCGCCATTGGCTTGACACCGCGGCGGCCTGGCCGTCGCCGGCGATGCGGGCGGCTGTGGCGATGATGCGTTCCCATGCTGGGCCGAAGCGTCGCTGGCAGCTTTCGGCGTTGAGGCAGAGTTCCTTGACGGCCTTGTCGATCGCTTCGGCCGAGCTTGGATTGTCGGTGAGCACGCCCATCGAGTCGGGCGGCAGGCTGGTGGCGGCGGCGAACATCGAGGCGGTCTGGCGCAGTTGCGCGGCGTGCGGCTCGAAGCTTGCCTGGGTGAACGTTCCGACCTGCGGCAGGTTGCCCTGCTTGTCGCGCGGCAGCGCGAGGACCTGGTCGAGCATGATCTGCCATCGTGGCTTGAGGTTGCCGTCCTTGCCGCGGAACATGTCCTCGGTGACGCCGAGAAAGTATCTGGGTGGGACCGAGTAGAGTTCGGCCTGCACTTCGCTGCGCAGGAAGGTGCGCACGGCGCTGTCGGTCAGGCTCATGACGGTGCGGCTGATGCGCGATCGGCCGAACGGCCTTTTGCTGTCCGGCCGGTATGCGAGCAGTTCGACGGGCAGTCGGCCCTGCCATGCGGTGCGCGCGTACACGCTCCACTGCCAGTCGCGCATCGCGCATCCGATGAGTTTGCCGGGGAGCATGAGGTAGCATGCGCGGATCTGCCGGCCGTAGGTCTCGTCCTCGTCGACGTCGTAGAGCAGGGCTTCGGTGAGGCCGTGGATGCGGCTGTCCCATGTGCCTGTGGCGACGTCGGCGGGGAACTCCTGGATGATCGCGGCGGGCTCTCCCCTGTCCGGCGTGCCTTGGAGCGCGGCGACGAAGCTGCAGGAGTGGACGAGGGCGTCGGTGTGCGCGTTTTCGGCGGTCTGCGCGAGGTCGTTGGCGTCGAGCAGGTCGTTGACCTGTTTGCTCAGGTCGCTGCCGTCCTGGGTGGTGATGCCGTCGAGCACGACGCGGTTGGCGAGTCCCTCGATGGCTTTTTCCGGCCATCCGACGACGATTTCCACGTCTTTGGCGATCGGTGGGAGGCTGTAGCCGAGGTCGTGGAGTTCGTTGCGGCCGTTGTAGTAGACGGTGCGGATGCGGTTGCGGGTGCGGTGGCGGATGATTTTCGCGGTGAGGCGGCGGAAGGCGTCGTCTTCGTCGGGCGTCAGGCCGGCGATGGTGGCCGGCAGTGGTTCGAGGAGTGTCATGGCAGTTCAATCATCCTTTGTTCTGGTTCGTCGCCCGGCCGTCGTGTGCTGGTGACGGCGCCGTGCAGGGCGAGGGTGGCGGCGACGAGCGGGCTGATGTCGACGTCGGATCCGAGTTTGTTCCATCCGAACGCGCCTTCGACGCCGATCTTGCGGACGGTCGCGCCGGCCACGGCCTGGTCGAGCGGGCGCACGTCCGGCTTGTGGCGCAGTTCGTGGTATTGGAGCATGTCGAGGAGACGCCCGCATGCCTTGCCCATGTCGCTCGCGCTGGTGACGGTCACGTCGATGCCGGCGGCCTTGAGTGGGGGGATGAGCACCGTGGCCGGTGACTGGGCGTCGATGACGACGGCGGCGAGGTGCGGCCAGCGGCGGGCGAGGAAATCGACGGGCCATTTGGTGCCGTGTTTCCTGACGCCTTTGAGTGCCGCGATGTCGATGTATGCGGTGCCGTCCTCGTAGGCCTGGCATGCGCCGATGGTGATCCATCCGCGGTGCGGAGGCATGTCGATGGCCATGGCGGTCCATCCGCCGGATGCTCGTTCCGGTGTGGCGGCCTGTGCCCAGAGTTCCGGGTCGATGGCCGCGTGTTCGGTGTCCTGGTCCCAGATGCCGAGGGCCTCGCGGCGGAAGCTGTCCTCTCCGAGGTTCTTGAGCATGCGGAGCATGGCGTTGGCGGTCGTGCGGTGCGGGTAGCTCGGATTGGCCTGGGCCCATGCGTCGGGGTCGGCGGTGTCGCAGTCGCGGTCGGCGCCGAACTCGATCCATGTGCTGTCCGGGTCGTGCGCGAGGCCGGCGGTGCGGCGGCTGGTGAACACTTCGCCGGGGTCGACCGGTCTGGGTGGTGTGCCCATGTGGATGATGAGCGGGTTTTTCGCGGCGTTGGCGGTCGGGATCATGTCCTCGAGGGCTTTTTCGGTGAGGATCTGCGCCTCGTCGAAGATGATGACGTCGACTGCGGCGAAGCCTCGGCCGAAGCCTTGTTCGCGGGCGCCGAAGAGGATGCGGCTGCCGTTGGCGAAGGCGATCTCCTCCTGGCCGTTGGTCTGGCGGATGGCTTTGCAGTGTCGTGATAGGCCGGGGCGTTTGACGAGCGCCTGCATCGATTTGAAGGTTTCGGCCGAGGTTCGCGTGCGGTGCGCGGTCCAGATGACCTTGAGGTTTGGTGTGGTCAGGCACAGGATGACGATGATGGTACCGACGGTGAAGGTCTTGCCTGTCTGTCGGCAGATGCTCATGCCGATGCCGCCGACCGAGCTGGCGTAGGTGCCGTCGGAGCGTTTGGCGAGCATGAGCGTGCCGATGCCCTCCTGCCATCGGTCGAACCGGATGCCGAGCCGGTCGGCGACGCGGCGGACGCGGCCGAAGCCGGTGGTGGCGATGCCGTCGGGGATGTTCAGGATTCGGGCGGCGTCAGATAGTTTCGGCGTCGAAGGGTTCGTCTTCGATGCCATCTGCCATCTCCTCCGGGTCGTCGAGTATCGGGTCTGGTTCCTTCTCCCGGTCCATCTCGAGCAGTTCCTTGCCGACGGCGAGGAGCTGTTTGCTTAGTCCGGCGACGGCGGTGGCCGGGCAGTGCGAGTCCTCGAGGTTGCGCATGAGCGCGGTTCGGCTGACCTCGAGCAGGTCGCGGTATGTGGCCGGCGCGGTCGGCTGCTGTGGCGACGGTTCGTTGGCTGGCGGCGTCGTGGGCGACGTTTGGTGTTGTGGTGAGTGTCTGTGTTTGCTGGCGAGTTTTCGGCAGTTGTCCGAGCAGTATTTTCGTTTGGCGCTGGCGTTTTTCGGCATGGCGTGGCCGCATTGCGCGCAGGTTCGGATCGGCATGGCGCCTCCTTTGCCGTCGATGGCGTCGCCGGCGACGATTATTTTTCGCGGGGAGAGAGATAGGCGCTGCACACGAGGTCGCCTCCGAAACGATGACGGGGGTATACTCCCGTGGGCTTCACCAGTCGGCGGCCTCGAAGTCGCGCGGCTTCGAGGCGGCTGTGGGTTTGCCGCCGGCGAGTCTTCGTTTCACTTCGGCGCGCGCCCATTCGAGCGTGTGCGTGCCTTTGATCGCGTTGCACCAGCGGTGCGCCGGCCCGCTGTTCGCACGGCAGACGCGGCCGCCGTTGGCTATGGCCACGGTCTCGTCGATGACGAAGCTCCATGGATCCGGAGGCCGCAGACTGTAGTCGATTGGCCTGCCGCAGATGTAGCAGTCGGCACGGCGTGCGCGATAGTATGCCTGCACCTCCCGCCGGCGGTGGCCGTTATGGTAGCGTGGATTGCTCATGGCATCAGCCATAGGGTGATGAGACAGGCAGCGAATACCACGCATGAGCCGATGATGACGATAAGCATGTCCATGCCGCCTCCCTTTTGCGGTGCCCCCACTCGGACTCGAACCGAGGACCCATGGTTTAAAAGACCGCTGCTCTGCCAGCTGAGCTACAGGGGCTGGTAAAAGAAAAGCACCAGCCCCTTCGGGCATGGTGCTTTTCTTTTACAGAATACATGGACTCAGCCGGATGCGCAACTATGCGCGATCGCGCACCTCGATAAGCTCGGCCTGGTTGAACTCCCACACGCCATGCCCCAATCGACGCGCCTTCGAAAGCCTGCCGCGCGACAGCCAGTTCGACACCTGCTTGCGCGTGGTACGCAGACCGGCCCGATCGGTCAGCCAGTCCGCCGCCTCCGCAGGCGAGCACGTCATGACTGCACGGCCCGCGGCATCCACACGGCCGGACACCAGCATGTCCAGATCAAGGCGCTCGCCGCATTCGGGGCACCAGCCATCACGCATCCCCTGAGGCACGGCCAATGACGCCGAACAATCCGGACACTGCACGACGGTCACCCTGCCATCCGAGGGCATGCACAACCTGTCGATACGACGGAGCATCCTGTCCAGCCGATCGGCCAGCTCGCCCGCGGACGGTGAACACACCACACGCGACCACGACCTGCACACCGCCCGATACGCCGGACGCCACCCATCAACCGGCAGCAACATCCACTTCAGATTGATGCAACCAGCCAATCGAAGCATCAAACACGCAGCCTCCTCATACACCTCCAGCCAATGCACACTCACCGGCAGACCAGGCTCACCACCACGAACACCACCACCGCGCTCGCCGATGTGTGCTTTGCGTTCGGCGAGCGCGCGGAGTTCTGGGATGGTTTTTGCGAGGCTGGTGATTTGTCGGCGCATGTGTTTGGCGCAGTTTTTGCAGAGGGGTGTTTGTGCTTCGGTGCCGCATTGCTGGCATTTGTTCATGATGGTCCCGCTTTCGGCTAGAATTGTGGTTGGTTTCTTGGAGGTTCTGCCGGCTGGTGGGGCCTCTTTTTTTTTATTCTCCTTGTTGGGCTATCTTGTGCATGAGCATGCGGCTGATGTTGTTTTCCTCGTCGCGTTGGTCGGCTTGGTCGAGCATGTCGGCCGTGTCCTGCATCAGGTGGGCTTGTTTGAGTGCTTTGGATGCTTGGATGGTGGCCATGGTGAGCGCATGGCTGATCTGGATGTCCTCGCTGCCGCTGAGTGTTTGGAGGTCGGCGAGCGCCTCGCTGATGTGTCTTTGCAGTGCGATGGCCTGTCGGCGGATGGTTTCTGCCGCGTTGAGGCGGTTCACGCTTTTGTCGATGTCGTTGCTCATTGCTTGTTCTCCTTTGGTTCGTTCGTGGGATTGGCTGGCAGGTTGCCGATTTTCGTGAGGGCTTGGCCAAACTGGCGCATTGACGGGGCGAGCGCGTCCGGCAGGCCGGTGAAGCCTTGGATGATGGCGTGGATCCGTTCGGCGGTGTCGCTCATCGGACGTCCCTGGTGACCGTGTCGATGCGCTGTTCGCCGAGGCTGATGTGTTCGATGCTGGCCCGGCGGCGGAGGATGAGGGCGTATTCGTCCATGACGTCGAGCTGCCTGCTCAGCAGAGTGATCGGGCAGGTGGGCTCGAAGTCGAGCGTGCCATCCGCATACCGCTGCAGCATGTCCCTGAGCCTGCCGGCACGAGCGGTCAACTCACGGTATTCGACGCGCATCCGCTCCTCATGATCGGATCCGTCGGCGCTCGCGGGTTGCGCTTGGTCGGCTGCAGCGAGCACTTCGATGGCTTGACGCAGGTATCCGTCGTGGATCCAGTCGGCCGCATGCTCCCATTCGTCGTGGATGTGTTTCGGATCGTCCTTGCGGAGTGCCCATTTGAGCCCGAACAGACGTTCGGCGGCGGCTTCGGTGCGGCCGTCGATTGGTGGCAGTGGCGGTTTGAGTGTTTCCTTACTCATGGTTTCCTCTTTCCTTGGTGGGATGATTTTCGGCCGATTCCCAGATGCTGTGCCAGAGCATCCGGATGATCCATTCGGGCATTTCGGTCCAGATGGTCAGGTGCGTCGAGACGGCTGTGGCTTTCCACCACCTGCTGCAGACGACGCAGTGCTGCAGGCGGTGGCGTGGGTAGGTGCTACGCCCTGGTCCGATGCCGTTGCTGGCGCAGATGGCGGTTCCGAGAGCGTTCCGGCACAGATGTGGCGTCCGGTCTTTCATGCGTCGGCCTCCGATTGGGACAGGCGCCACCGCTCGAAAAGACGGTAGGCATCCAGCGAGATGGTCCGGATAGGACTGAATTTCAGCCGCCACATGCAGTCGGCGCACACCTCGGTGAATGTCTTCGCCTGACCGCCGTAGATGATGCCCACGGAATAGACGGGGCTTGAGCACCACCGGCCGCACAAGTCGCAGGTGTGTATGTCCATCGTGACCAACTCGTCACGCTGCGGCAGGAACGGATTCCCTGCATCCCTTTCCTCCACGGCATCGGCGAGCGCCTTCGTGATCTCATCCTCGGCGGTGAGGTAGGCATGATACCGAATCGACGAACTCTCATAGAGCGTCCGGTTTCCGTCGCGGGATGCGGCGCGGACGGCCTCGAGTTCCTGGTCGATGAGTTTGCCGAGCGTGCTGATGGCGATGTCTGCGCCCGTGTTGTTCATTGCTGTCTCTTTTCCTTGTCGTCTTCCGGCGCGATGTATATGGCGCCGTCCTGTATTCTGATTTTCATCGTGGTTCCTTGTCCGCGCCGCTCACATGGCTCCAGTCGCAGGACAGGCCGGCCTGCTTGCCGTTCGTCGAGTAGACGATGCAGTCCACTTGCCTCGTGTCGGTCAGAGTGACGATGCATTCCGTGAATACGTCGGCCCCGGCGGAGCACTGCGAGTCGACGGACCTGACCGCATGCGCCGGCGTGGAAGGCTCCGGCGCGCTTCCGCATCCTGCGAGCGCGGTGCAGAGGGTGAGGGTGATGGCGGTGAGTGTGGCGCAGATGGTGTTTCTCATTGTTCGTTCCTTTGATGGTGGCTGGCGTGGTGGTTCCAGAGGCGGATGGCTTTTTTGAGGTTTTTGCCGTCGACGTGGAGGATGCATTTGTGCCGGCAGTTGGGGCAGATGCAGCCGTAGATGGTGTTGACCGGTTTGCGGGTTCGGAGGTTGTAGATGGTGCCGAGGGTCAGGATGAGCGGCCGGGACTTGCGGCATGCCGGGCAGGGTGCAGGTCTGCGCCATTTGCGTGGGTTGGTGGCGATTCTGACGGTGTCTGTGTGGTGCATTTCATTCCTTTCCGTAGATGGCGAGGCTTCGTATGCCGGCACTCATGCTGTTGGAACATGTGTTCGGATCGTGGGAGATGATGTCGTTTCCGATGCCCTGGAAGCGGAGGCTGGCGGTGCCGTCCGGATGTCGGATGAGTTCGAGTCGTCCGTCGATGATGACGTCCTGGTCGGTTTGGGCGATGCAGCGGCGGCCGATCAGGATGGCCGGGTCGGCCGACCGCCATTTATGCAGCGGGACGTTGACGCTCACCGCGGCTCCTCGCCTTCGTTTTCGCCTTGGGCGTCCTTTTCGGCCGCGGCGTAGCCTTCGTCGTACGCGCCGTCGAGCAACGTCTGGAACTCGGGAGAGGCGAAGAACGTTCTGATGGCGTCCTTGGCCACGCGCCTCCATGGCTCCTTGCCCTCCATGGGCATTTCGTTCCATGGGCGTGGATGGCGGGCCCCGTTGCTGTACCAGCGCAGGTAGATGGCCTCGGCCACCTTGTTCTGCGTCTCCAGACCGATCGGAATGGTTTCCTGGTCTGCCATGATGGCTCCTTTCAGTATGTTTCCGGCGGTTCCGGCGCGGTGCGGTCAGCAATGATGTAGGCGGCGAGCGCGACGCATAGGGTGAGGATGATGAGCATGGCGTGCAGGGCGAGCCATTGGATGGGGATCCAGTGGTGGAGGCCGATGCCGATGATCGGCCGGATGATGGCGTGCGGCACGAGCAGCAGCGCGGTGAGGGCGAACAGCGTGGCGAACCAGTCGCCGACGCGGTTGGAGATGCGGTTGATGGTCTGTTTCATTCCGAGGTTCCTTTCATAGTTGGTTTGGTACGGTTCATGGCCTGTTGGCTATCCAGCCGATCAGGATGGTGGCGCATAGGAAGATCACTGCTGCGATGCTCATCACATTGCTTCTTTCGTGGCGATGTATCGGACCGGATGTGCGGAGAGGTGGCGGATGATGCGCGCGTATTGGCGGATGTCGCGGTCGAGGCATGTGCCGGTGCGGTGGGCGCTGGCTGCGGGCGTCTCCTCTTCCGGTTTCACATCCCAGCCGGCGGCTTCGAGACTGTCGCGGAGGGTGGCCATGTCGATGCGGTGGTAGTGCAGCGGGAGGTTCGGGCAGAGTCGGCCGATGAAGTCGAGGTCGAACTGCGGGTTGCTGCCTGCCGGATGGAGGGTGAACGATTGCGCGAGGCTGTCGACGTATTCCTCGAGCGCGTTCGCCGTCGCCTCTTCCGTATATCCGCCGTCGAGAGCGTCTTCGAGCAGTCCGTTGGCGCAGTGCATGCGCCACGCCTTGAGGTTCCCGTCCGTAATGGATGCCTTGCGGCCTTCCAGTCCGATGACGCGGCGGAAACCGCCGACGCACCGCACGCCTCTCACGTCGGTGCAACGCAGTTCCACCTCGAGGATCCTGTCATGGTCCGGGTCGAGCCCCGTGGTCTCCACGTCCATCCATAGCAGCATGTCGGGCTTGTCAATGGTCATTCCGTTTCCCTCCTGTCGATGTCGAGTGTGGCGACCTCCATGGCTGTCAGACGGGTCGCGGTGCCGTCCTGGTTGAGGCGGAGCCATATCCCCTCCCAGTCGCGCACCGGGGTGGTGCGCGGATCCCTGCCGAGCGGGACTATCAGCCCAAGGCGTTCGGCCTCCTTCACATGCTGGTGGACCCACCCATGGCAGCCGGTCGTGCCCGAACCGCACAACTCGACGATGTTGGCCGGAGTGTGCCTCACATCCGGATCCGCCGCACGCCGCAGCTGACGGTGATGGCCGGAGCGTCCGGGCCAGCATGACGGGTCATGGATGTTCGTCCCGCAACGCAGGCAATGCCATCCCTGACGCTCCAAGGCGGCACGCTTCGAATCATCGAACTCACTCACAACGCACCCCTTCCTGCATCAGACCGTCGACCAGCACCAAACACGAAGTGCAGTCGGCCCTCAACCCCGCCGCCATCGCCACGATGCCGTCATCCGCCTTGCCACCGGCGAGCGCTCGCAGTTCGATTGTGCTGGCGGTCTGGGCGGTGTCGGTGAGGAGTTGGGCAAGTCTTTCGAGTTGTTTCATGGTCATTCGTCGTCCTCCTCGTTTTCGTCGTCTTCTTCGTTTTCGTCGGAGTCGGCTTCGCTGATGGCGGCGATGAGCTGGTCGAGGTGGCTGGTCTCGTCGTCGGCGGGCGTGTAGCCGAGGTCTTGGAGGATCTGGTAGTAGCCGGGGATGCGTCTGCTGGTGTCGTTGACGGTGGTCCAGTCGGTCGGGTCGATGAACCATTCGATGCGAGCGGCGAGGATGGTCACGGCTTCCATTGGCCAGTCGGCGGTCTGCAGGCTGATGCGCGCGGCCGTGGGGGCGTCCTCGGCGGCGATGCCGCTGATCTTCTCGTATTCCTCGCGGCTTCCGGTGTGATCGTTCCAGCTGGTGAGGGCGTCGACGAGGCCGCCTGGGAAGGGGTCGATGATCTGCAGGAGTCCGAGCCGGGCCGTGGTTTCGATGAGCTGGGCGCGTTTGATGCCGTGGAGGTTGGAGTGGAGCCATGCCATGCGCTTGTCGGCGGATGCGCCGGCGTATTCCTCGAGCGCGTGCCGGCGGGCGTCGCGTTCGGCCTGTTCGGCGGCTCGTCGGGCTTCCTTTTCGGCGTCGGCGGTCTTGTCGCGGCGGGTCCAGAGGTAGACCTGCTGCGACGTTTCGTGGATGGACACGGCGGCCGGGTTCTGTTCTCGGATCTTCTCGATGGCTTCTTCGGGTGTGCCGGTGGATGGGGACATGCAGCCGGCGTATCGCCATTCCGGGTCGCTGTAGGCGGGGTCGGGGATGAGGTTGATGCCGTTGTCGGGTTCCACGAGGAGCGCGGCGAGCGATTCGATCCATTGCCGTTCGCGGTCGTCGCGTTCGATGTTGCGGAGGATGTAGTCGAAGTCCGAGGTGCCGGCCGCCTGCGCGAGCTTCTTCTGCCTGTCCGGCTGGCCGTCATATCGCGCTATGGCCACGAGCTGGCCGATGGTGAGCTGGCTGAAATCGTCGCGGGTCGCTCTGACTTCGTTGTCGATGCTGGCGGCCTTGGCGCGGTCACGCACGTAGTCGCTGCTTCGGCCGAGCCGGTGGGCGACGCTGGCGGTGGTGGCTCCGAGGTCGAGCATGCCCTGGATGGCGTCGGCCTCCTCCAACGCGGTGAGCTGTTCGCGCTGGCAGTTCTCGGTGACCATGGCCTCCAACTGCTGCAACGGGTCTAAGTCAAGCACGAAACACGGCACGGCTCCGGTGCCGGCCTGCTTGCATGCGGCGAGACGACGATGGCCGGCGATGACACGATAGCGCTCGCCGTTGGGTACGACGGAGAGCGGCGAGAGCAGGCCGTTGGTTTTGATGCTGGCCGCGAGGTCGGTCACGTCGCCGATGTTTTTGCGTGGATTGTCCGGGTGGGGGTCGATGAGGCTGGTGTTGATGAGCTTGATTTCGCTGCTCTGGTAGTTGCTCATTGCTTCTCCTTGCTGGTTTCTTGTCGGTTGTTGAGTTCGTCTGCGCATGCCTGGCATGCCTTCCACCATTCGCTTGGGTGTCCTTCGCGGAGGCTTCCGGTGTGGTCGTATTCGTCCTCATGTGGATCCATGAGCTGGTGGACGTGTTCGCAGTTCCAGGTGTGCTTGTGCTGGCGCGTTGGTGTGATGGGTTCCGGCGCCCATGTCTCCCATTGGTCGCGGAGCCATGTGTTGAGCCGTGGGATGTGGCCGCTGCGGATTTGACCGTCGTTGACGGCGTGCTTGTAGCGGCGGAGCGCGGTTTGGAGGCGGGTGAGTTCGACGGGGTTTCCGGCGATGGCCGCGTACAGGGCTCTGGCTTCGGCTTCGGTCTTGCGGCCTTTCGCGCCGACGGATCCGGGATAGGCTTCGGCGAAATGGTCGAAGCCGGATTCCGGCGTGGCGGGTTGCTTCGGTTTGCCGGCGGGAGGGGTCGGAGAGGGTATATCGGTATCGGTATCGGTTTTATGCCATGTTTTTGCTTGGCTGTCCTCTAGCAACTTGCTAGACGGTTTGCTACCTGTCCCGCTACCGTTTTGCTCTTCGTTTGCTTGGCTGTTTTCCGGCAAGTCGCCAGACGTCTGCTTGGCTTTCTGGTTGGCCGCCTTGCGGCGTCCTCCCTTGCTTCCGGCCTTTCTGCGCGCCTCGCGCTGCTCTTCGGTCAGCGTCTTCGGCTCCCTGCATATGCCTTCCGCGTAGACCGGACGCCATCCGCCGTCGTGCTCCTCCATAAGGCCCGAGTCAATGAGCTGCTGGAGTTGTTTCATGGTGCCGCCGGCGTCCTTGAGGTCGAGCTTGTCGAAGTATCCTGGATACGCGGCCGGGTCCTTGGCCTGCATCGAGACGCCTTTGGAGTGGATGACGCACAGCTTGACCCACAGTCCAACGGTGGCGAGAGGCAGGCGGCGGATGCGCCTGTCGTCGGCCATCTGGTCGTCGATGATGAACCACATCTCTTCTTCTCCTTCCTGTGGTTCAGTCGATCTCGCCGGTGTCCGGATCGACGGTCGCCTCCACGTCGCCATCGTCCATGTCGAGACTGCGGCGCAGGTCGTCGATGAGGATCATCTGCCGTGACGTGGCCGGCTTCGCGCACATGTTCTCCATGGCCAGGCCGGCGTCGAGAATGCGCTGAGCGAGGTCCGCGCAGTCGTACACGGCTTCGGTGATGGCGTGGATGCCGCCCCACTTGTCGACGTGCTCCTGCTTGTTTTTGGTGTCCATGACGTTGCGGCATGCCTTGAGCACGACGGCCGCGGCCTTGGTGACCTGCTGCGTCTTGCCGATGAGGTCGATGAGCATGTCAGGTGTCGCTTCCTGCGGGATGAGCGCCTGTTGTTCGCTGGCTTTCATTGCTTCCTCCTTTAGAATTCCGGTTCCGGATCCGGTTTGCCGAAGTCCCCAAATGACGATTGGTCGGCCGCCGGCGCGCCCCACGGATCATCGGCCGGCGGCGCGGCGGGTTGCTGTGTCTGCGCCGACTGTTGCGGCCGTTGGCTCCAGCCACCGACGCCGGTGTTGACGGTCGGCTGCGGCGATGCGGGGTTGCCGTAGACGGGACCGCCCTGGCGGCTGATGCGGGCGACCTGCGCCGTCGCGTACCGCAGCGATGGCCCGATTTCGTCGACCTGCAGCTCCACGACGGTCCGATTGGTGCCGTCCTGCGCCTGATACGAGTGCTGCTTGAGCCTGCCTTGGGCGATGACGCGTATGCCCTTGGCCAATGACCGCACGCAATGCTGGGCGAGGTCGTTCCATGCCGAACAGCGGAGGAAGAGCGCGTCTCCGTCCTCGTACTGGCCGGTCTGCCGGTTGTACTGGCGTGGCGTGTTGGCGATGGTAAAGCTGGCGACCTGCGCGCCCTGGCCAGTGGTCCTCAGTTCCGGATCCGCGGTGAGGTTGCCGACGATGGTGATGACGGTCTCTCCGATGGCCATGTCAGGCTCCCTTCACGTATCCGGCGGGTTCCGGGCCGAGCTGGCTGGGATCCTTGGCCTTCCACGCGCATTTCGCGCGCAGGCATCCGGCCTCGCGGTCGATGACGACCTCGCCGAAGCGCGCCGGCGCGACCATGGTGAGGTTCCAGCCACGGTCGCGGTTGAGCGCGCTGATGGTCTCGTACAGTTCGCCGATCAGCTCTGCGGCCGTCATGCCGACGCTGGCGGGTGTGAGCGGCCATTCGAACCACTTCTCGCCTTCCGGCCTGCTTGGTGTTTTGCTTGGCAACGTTTGCCTCCTTTGGATTGATGTCGTGCCGGGACGCGGATTCGAACCGCGCATCCATCCGCCGACGTGACCTCAACACGCCGATCCATGGCGCCCGCATCCTGTCGCGGGTCCCAGCGAAGGCCGGACGGGAGGAGAAGAGAGAAGATGACCCGTCCGGCTGGTTTTAACGTCTTTTCCTTGACGCGCGGGCGGTTCCGGCATGGCCGCGCATGACGAACCACGTCCATGCCGCAATGTGTGAGGAGCCGCCCAAGTCTTTCATCGCTCGAGTTCTTCCGCCCATCGGATGAAGCGGGGATCCGAGCACAGGCGGCGCATGATGACGGCCGTCGTGATGAGCACCGCGAACGGCGCGGCGATGAGATGCTCGATGGGGTGCGTGCAGGCCGGCGTGCAGTACAGCACCCACATGGCCAGTAGCCACACCGCGAACAGCAGCTGGTGCAGGATGATGCGGGCAAGAGCTTTCATCGTTTTGCCTCTGCTTTAGAATCGGTGGAATGGACATCAATGTGGTCACCGGCGTCGTTGGCGCCGTCACGGGATTGGTTGGCGGTGTCTCCGGATGTGTCGCCTTGTTCCAGGCGCGCCATGGCAACAAGCTCTCGGAGCAGGCGAACGGCTCGGCTGAGGAAGCCAACCGGATCGCCGTCGAATCGAAGCAGGCCGCCGAGCAGGCCAACCGCCTTGCAGGAAAGGCGAACGAGATAGCTGCAGACGCGAACTCGATCAGCCAACGGGCGTTGGCAGTCACCGCCGACCAGACGGTCTACAAGTGGCGGGTCGAATACGATGGAGAAACCTCGACCGTCTTCCTTGTCAACGATTGCCCCGACATAGCACGAGACGTGTCCGTGTTCGTCCGTTTTGAAGACCAGACCGTTGCGCAACGGCACGTCGACGAGGTTGCGCCGTTCGGAGAGGTCGCGCTCGAAAGCGAGTTCTTCTCCAAGCAGATATTCGAAGACCAGGCCGGTATCGACCGCCTGAACTCCCAACCCGGCTTCACGTTCATCGGACGTGGATCCTGTCGCGTGAAGGTCCACGTCGCTTACACTACGGAGCTTGGCGCCAGACGCAACGACGAAGTCGAGCAGCGCCTGACCAACAGCCAGAGGCATTGATTCCATCACAGCTCCTTGTTGATGGTGTCGATGACGATGTCAACGAGGTCGGGCACGTCGAGGTCGATACATCCGACGATGTGACCAAGCGCACGCCTTGCTTCGACGTCGTCCCACCCGTCGGCATAGGCCGGACGGATGGCGTCGCCCTCGTCCTCAAATTCCCTGAATATCGCTTCGACGCAGGCTTTGCGGATGTTGCTCATTTGTTCTCCTTTTCTTCCCATGGGTCGGGCCACGGGGCATCGGTACGCCAGTTGTTGTCGGCCATCACGCACCTACCTCTTCCTCGTATTCGGCCGTGCACTGGTACAGGTGTTGCGCGAAATAGGCGATCATCTGCTCCTTCGGATACATGACGATTCGTCCCACCTTCACGAACTTCGGGCCGATGCCCGCGCTACGCCAGTACGCCAGGGTGCCTTCCTTGATGCCGCAGTTGTCCGCGATGTCCTTCGTTGTGTTCATCGGCTTCAACGCCGCCGCCAATGCGGCGAACACCTCTTTGTCATCCATCACGCGCCCACTCCTTTCATGCGTCGGCGAGCGCTTCAGCGTCTTTGATGATGTCGGAGAGCTTGCGTCCAGTGACTTGACCGATACGGACAAGCTCATCGAAGTTGAACGTCCCGCCATTGAGTTTGCGGTTAAGACTGTTGCGTGGAATGCCTGCCTTTATTCCGACCTCATCCTGCGTGAGCCCAGCGTGTTTTATGGTGCTCTTGAGGACATCACCAATTTGTCGAGATGTCACATTTTCAATTTGCTTCAAACTGAACCTCCAAAGTTTTATTTAAGACTTATTTGTGTCATATGAGACATAATAAAGAAATATTTGCCTTATGCAAAACTCGGCGTGTCTCATATGAGACAAAAAACGGGAAAAATGACGTAATCTAAACACATGGCAACAGGAAAGAAAATCCCGACTATCGAATCAAAGGCGCTGTCGATAGCGATCAAACGGGCAATGGCGACAAGAGAACTGAAAGTAAAGTCGCTCGCTGAGAAATCAGGCGTCCCCTACGGGACGTTACGGAGGATCCTCGAACTGAACACCGTTGCCGATTATGAGCAATTGCAACGCATTTCGACGGCGTTGCGAACACCTCTGGCGCAGATCATCGCCGATGCGGATGAACTCAGCAAAGACCCAGAAGTTGTAAGCGATTTTGAGACATCTCACGAAGATATCGACATCGATAAGTGGGCCGACCGCATCAAAATCGAAGATTCCATTAAAACCAGATAGGAAGGGAGAGCAATGGAATTTGAAGAGAGCCTTAACCAGGTCGCAGCAAAGGTACGCGACCTCAAAGAGGGCATCGAAACAGAGGAAGCCACGAAGAACGCGTTCATCATGCCGTTCATTGGTCAAGTACTCGGTTATGACGTGTTCAACCCGACCGAAGTCGTGCCGGAATTCACCGCCGACGTTGGGGTCAAAAAAGGCGAAAAGGTCGATTACGCGCTCGTGCATGACGGTCAAGTGCAGATTCTTATCGAATGCAAGAAGATCGGCGTACCGCTCAGCTTGGAGAACGCAAGCCAGCTGTACCGGTATTTCGCGGTGACGAACGCGCGCATCGGCGTTCTGACCAACGGCCAGGTATGGAATTTCTACATGGACATCGATGAGCCGAACCGCATGGACTCGAAGCCGTTCCTGGTGCTGGATCTATTGGATATCGACCCGACGATCATCCCGGCGTTGCAGAAGCTGACCAAGCCGGCGTTCGACCTTGATTCCATCGCCAGCAGTGCCGAAGAGCTCAAATACGTGGGTGCGCTCAAGAGGGCCGTCGGCGACGAGTTCAAAGAGCCGTCGGACGAGTTCGTAAAGCTGCTCGCCTCGCACGTGTACGAAGGCGCGTTCTATGCGTCGGTCATGGAGAAGTTCAGGCCATTGGTGGCGAAGGCGCTGAAGCAGTATCTGTCAGATCAGGTCAACGATCGACTCAAGACGGCACTCGGCGCGGATGATATCAAGATCGACACAATCGAGCCAGACGCAAACGAGGAAACAAACGACGAAGACGAATCCAATGGCAACGACGACGATGGAATCGTCACCACCGAGGAGGAAATCGCCGGTTACCGAATCATCAAAGCCATCGCATGCAGTGATGTGGATCCGGAACGTGTAACGATGAGAGATGCAAAGAAATACTGCGCAATATTCCTCGACGATAACAACCGTAAGCCAATTGTTCGTCTTTATTTCAACACTAAGCAGAAATATCTCGGTGTTTTCGACGAAAACAAGAACTGCGAACGCATGCCTATCGATACGCTTAATGGTATCTATGCCTACTCTGAGCAGATTCGCGAAGAGGTGCGCCGCCTTCTATAACAGCATCATTTGAAAATAGTTCGAGTCCCGATGTACAGCTCAATGAATGTCGGGACTCTACCTTAAAAGCCGCCCGCGTCGGCGAATACCGCGAGCGCCGGGGTGAAAAACATGTGGGAAGAAGCGTCATGAAAGTGACCATTGATGATCTGTGGCTCAAGAATGACGATGATGGCAATCCGCCGAGTCGCGCGGCCAAACGCTCTTTGGCTAACTCACGCGATCCGATGAAGGCCAATGTGCCTGAGAAGTGGCGTAAAAGCCGTTATGGAGTCGGGATGCGCTGGCGTTGTCATTGGACCATCGTCAAGGACGGTAGACGTGTGCAGAGGGTGAAGCAGTTCGCCAGGCTCGCCGAAGCGCAGGAATATGCCGCGGCCATGGAGGACGACATCAGGCGGGGACGCTACCGCGATCCTCGTCAGGAGCTTCGTGTCCTGGATGATGTGGCCGGCGAATGGCTCGCGTCGAAGGTTGATCTGAAACCCGGCACCGCAGGCCGGTATGCGAGGGAGCTGCGCCTGTACATCCTGCCCAAATGGGGTGGCATGACGTTGCGGGAGCTGCGCCCTGACATGCTGCAGGAGTGGGTCGGCCAGCTCATGGACGGTGGTTATCCGGCCGCGTTGCCGGACGGGCGTGATTCGAAGCCGCTGAGCGCGAGAAGCATCCGCAATATCATGAAAGTCGTCCTCAAGGGCATCTTTGACTACGCCGTCTCGAACGGGTGGATCGGTGAGAATCCTGTGGACAGGGTCACCGTGCCGAAGATCGTCTCCGACGATGACATGGTGTTCCTCTCGGTCCGCGAGGTCGAGTTGCTCGCGGACGAGGCGGAGAAGATCGGGAAGCCGGTGGACGGTCTGCTGGTCAGATGGCAGGCCTATACGGGATGCCGCATAGGCGAATCGCTTGCCCTTAAGGTCGGTGACGTGGACGTGGACAGGCGGCGCGCCAGGATAGGCCGCACATGGACTGACGACGGGCACGGCGGCAGCATGCTCGGCACCCCGAAGAACGGCAAGGCCCGCAACATCGCGATACCACGGTTCCTCATGCCGCAGATCAAGGCGCAGATGAATGGCATGGGTGATGACGACTGGCTGTTCCGTGCCACCCGTGGCGGGAACGTCTGGACGAACACGTGGCGGACAAGGATATGGAACAAGGCCGTCAAAGCGGCCGGCATGGAGGACGAGGGCGTGACCATCCACAGTCTGCGCCACACATACGCGAGCTTCGCGATCGCCCAGGGCGCGGACGTGAAGACCCTGCAGATGCAGCTCGGCCACTCCTCTCCCAGCATTACATTGAACACCTACACGGCGCTCTGGCCGGAACGATTGGACGACGTGGCCGACGCGATCGGAGCCCTCCGCGAGCGCGAACTCGTGTGAATCGGGCATGGAGGTACCGCGGCGTTTGTATGCATTTGTATGCGGATTGTTTTCGACGGGAAAAATAAGCCCTTGAAAACCTAATGTTTCCAAGGGCTCCGGTCGGGCTGACAGGATTTGAACCTGCGACATTCTGCTCCCAAAGCAGACGCGCTACCAAACTGCGCTACAGCCCGTTCATGCACTCCCGCACGTGGCAGGTGAACACGAGTTTCCATTGTAGCGTATGGTAGGACAACGACAGGCTAGAATGGCAAATACTGGAGGGAACGCGCATGGGACGTCATCAGCAAGCCGAGGCTTCAGGCATCATTTCCTTCATGGTATGCGCCACTCTTGCATGGATCGCCATGGACCTATATCTGCAATTCGCTCCCGCCATCTGGCGTGTCACCCAACGCCTGTTCACCGTGTGTGCCGGAATCACCGCGGGATGTGGAGTCATTTCGTTCACCTTGGGGTATGCGCGCAACTCCAGGTCGATGACGTTGAAACATGGCTGGACCATTCCTATTCGCCGTATCTTCGAGATACTCGCTTTGTCCGTGGTCTACGCGTCGACCATTTTCGTCACGGCGTTCATGCTGCTTTCCATTGCCAGCAACATGATGGGGTTGCGCACGTTAAAAGGCTATCTGACTGCGCTCTGCGCCGCGATCTCGGGGGTCGTAGGCTATGTCACGTTCGTACAGGCGGAACTCATGAATGCCAAGACCATCGCATCCTTGTTGCCGTTCTTCGTGGTTTCCGGTGTCAGCATCGCAGGATTGACGTCCGATGATCCATACTGGTACAACAACAATTTCTCCCAATTGGGCGATCGAACCACTTTTGCTGCTCGTATGTTCAATTCGACATTGATGTTGGCCGGCGTCTGCATCGTCATCATCAGCTATTTCGCGATTTCGGAGCTCATCACCACGCACCGTCTGCAGATGCAGTATCTGTCTGCAAACGATGAAAAAGAAGCTCCCAAACACTTCAAGGCGCGGATTCTTCTGCTATCGACCATGCTGACGCTCGCAGGCATCGCCTTCATCGGCATCGGCATGTTCCGTTACACGCCGCATCCGATTCTGCACAACGTATTCGCCCGCGGTCTTCCCTGCCTGATGAGCGTGCTGATGATCGCGCTGCCTTGGCTGGCCCCGCAGCTTTCAAAAGTAGTATATGTGATTTCAGACCTAGCTATCGTGATCGGGGCTCTTGCCGGGTTCCAGTGGTTGGCGGGGCGTAACACGTTGACGAACGTCGAGGCTCTTGCCGGCATGATGTTTCTGGGCTGGTTCATCATCTTTTCACGGCAGATTGCGGCCATCGAATCCGATCGTGTGCAGACGCAGCTTATTCTGGCGCAAACCAAGCGGCCAGAATCCGTCGAGGATCTTGCGGAGGTCAGCGAAACCGTTCCTGGAACCGTTTCCCGACTCTCGTCGGAAGTCTAA